TTTACCATCTGGTGATACAATACCACCACCAGCTTCGATGTATGGTTTTAATGATCCTACTTTAAAGGTTGTACCAATTCTTGCTTGGTTAACCATCTTAGAGTATCCATCTTCGTCACCTTTAAATTCGGTTTTAGTGGATACATACGGACCTGCGATTGCGGAAGGAATGAATCCTAAACCGAGCAGGGCAACTGCGAATGCTTTCATTAGTTTTTCTAGATAAACCTTAATATCTAGCGCACCTTAACTGTATCTTTAACTACAGTTAACCTTGATGTTTTCATTTCATCATGTAATTTCATATACTTTTTTCTTCTGCGTCTCAGGGACAATTTTTGTCAAGCGAATAGCAAGTAGTCCGTCTTTATATGTGACGTCACCTACCTCAACATCATCTGAGATGTTGAAACTTCTAGAGAATGCTCTCTTCGCTACACCCCTATGTATGAATTCATCCTCAGAGTCTTTTTCTGATTTAGACTTCACACATAAGACGTTTGTCTCTGTGCTAATTTCTATTTCTTCTCTACCCCATCCTGCTAGTGCCATCTCTACCCTCCACTTTGTATCCGATTCTTTTACCACGTTGTATGGTGGATACTGTGGGGCGACTTGTCCGTAGGATAGCATCCTATTAAATAAGTCATCGTAACCAACGCTGTATGTAGAAACAGCATCGAAAATTTTGTCCAAGTCTTTGGACGTATACCTTGAAAGTGTCATAGTTCTCCTTAGTAAGCGAGTTAATTGTGTCCCCGAAGGCGACACTACTATTTAACCATGAAGTAATGTAACTACGTAGAGCACTAACCGTACCTATTGTTACAGAAATCCGTAATAATTACTATGCTAAATAGGCTTAGGATAATATTTGGTAAACCCAAAATGAAAAAAGCATTAGTCTTTTTTGGTATGGTTGGTATGCTAAGTCCATTGGCAGCACGTGCTGACATCACACATAAACTACAGAGTAGTGTGCAGTTGACAGTAAATGCTCCAGCTACAAATGTTTCCCGTACGGGGACAACATATGCTGTGTCAGGTAACAACGTTGCCACCACATATACACCGACAGGTGGTAGTGCGACTGCATCCATAGGAGCTTTGACAATAGCGTCAGGCGTTGGAGCGATTCCAACGTTGTCAGCAACCCAGGCCACAGCAGGGGAAAGTTTCAGCTTCGCTCAGTCATTCACCCAAGGTGATGCACTTGCTACAAGCGCACCCACAGTAGGTGCTGTCAGCATGTTTAGTGACCAAACAAGTACTGCAGCAGGAACTGTAGGTAACTTAGCAGGTACAATCGATTCATCAGGCACTATCACAGTGGCAGCTGGTGGAGCAGGCACAGTAGCTGTAGGACAATTTAGCAGCGAATTCAGTTTTAGATAGTAATGTTGAAGAAGGTAGCTATAGGCATGTTGCTCCTGTGTAGCAGTGCTGCACAAGCAGTGCCTGTCGTACCAAATTTTCAACAAGGACAGATGACGTCTCACACTGAGACAACTTCTGAGACAGTTGAGACAATCAACAGTTATGACTATAACTCAGGCTATACCTACAGTGTCAGTGGGCACGGTGTAAGACCCCAAGATAATGGGGCAATTTTACCTAGTAGTTTAGACTCTACTAGCAATACTATTAACGGAGTGACTTCGACATGGACTGGTTTAGACCTTTCTGGAACAAACAAACCAAACTGGGTGCAGTCAAACCCAGGTGGAAACTTCTCGATGATGGAAAATTACAGAGCCCCAGGCTTGCAGAATCACACCATCATACAAAGAACAACGACTATCCAAAGCGTAACAGATACAACCAGTATCTTTACCCAGTAATTGCAGCAGTTCTCAGCGTTTCTTCTCTTCCTTTAAATGCAGAGACAGTAGGTGGTGTTAGTGCCACAGCAAATCCAATCGCCAATAGTTCAGGCTCAGTAACCAATCAAGCTATACAAGTATTACAAGGTCCGTATATACAAAATGGGTATGGTGATGGTATAGTATGTCAAGGACCTACCGCAAATTTTACACCCTATGTTACACGAAATACTTCTTGGCAATTTCCTTATGAGGCTAATTACTCTGACCCTGTATATAATATGCTTGACCTCATCGGTGACACTGACTCTTCTGGCAATGCTATTCCAGACGGGATTCCTGACAACCCAGGAGAGATCCTCTACTACAGAGATGTAAGGACAGGACAGAAAGATAACTATAACTGGAATGCAGGATTCTCTGCAACTATATCTTGGCCATTGGACAGAAAGGCACAAAAACTATGTAAAGAAGCAGCAGAGCATCATAATGCTCTACGTGCACAGATGGTATCCAATAGAAGATTAGAATTTGAGCTCACAAGATTATCCAAATGTGGTGAGCTATCACAGAAAGGAATTATATTTCATCCAAAGTCACCATATCATGCGATATGTGCTGACGTAGTAGCGAACACACAGATATTACAGTCCACTCCACATATACACTCTCTACCTAGTAAAGATGCTTCAATATTAAAAGAAATATCTATAGGTAATAATTAATTTTTCTTTTTCTTTTTAATTTTTAAAGGAGGAAGACCCTTCTTAGCACGATAAGCATTAGCTTGTATCTCACTCTTAGACATCTCACGATGCTTTCCAAGTTTCTTTTGGACTGTAGTCGTGAGTTTTTTAATGACTGGTTTTATAACTCTCAACAGTAACGGTGTTGCAGCAGCAGATGCTGTAGCTACCACTGCTATCGCTGCTGTGGTACTGACCTGATTTGTAGAAGGGAGAAATTTCTCAGCAGCAGTAGTGTCCTCATACAATACCACACAGGTAGTGCCTTGTAGCTCATGACCTATGACTTTCTCACTACCATCCTGTGTTAAGTCACCCACTCGCGGCTGATTAGGTGCAGGACACTCAGTCTCCTCTGTTGGAGGAATCGGTGGAACCTCTGGTGTATCTAGCTCTGGTGTAGGTGGTGGCTCTAACTTAGGTGCTTCTACAGGTGGTGCAATATACTCTAACTCATCAGGATTATAGTCCATACCATCAAAGGATGGCATTCCTGCATCACAAAAAACTAGTACTTTATCTGGGTCGTCTTTCTTTAGTTGCTCTCTGTTTGATTCGTGTGCAGTGACACAACCTGGGTATTGTATGACAGGGACACCTACTTGTTGTGTAACAGGTACATTAGGGAATGGCACAACAGGCTCAGTCCTCAACCAATTAGGTGTGTATATGTTAGGTATATTTCGTACGTTACTATTAGGTATAGTAACTTGAGGAATTTCCATAGGTCGCAATCAATACTACTCTACGCTTAGAGTCAGGCATGTAATGGTAGTGTATGCCAGAGAATGTAGCAATCTCATCCTCTAATGGTGTCTTAGATACAATGTCTTCTACCACAGTCTCACCACCCGCGTCAGTTAAATATATAATCAAGTTGTCATGAGGGAAGTCATGGTCGGTATGTGCGGCTGTGTACCCTTTTCCTGCAGGAACTGCGTTAGCATTCATCCTGTATATTATATCTATCGGTAATTTATTATATTCAAATATTTGTTGTATTACTGTGTGAAATAGGTCAATATATTCTGACCGAACAGCAGGAAAGAGAGACTTTGGATTAGGTCTCTCTAAAAATACATGAGAATAGAAATAGAAATCGTCTCTTTGGTTTTTCTCATGAAACCAAGGAAACTCTGTGCCTAATACTAAGTCTTTTAACTGATAATATTCATCAGTCAGTGGATTCTTTAGTTGTTTCATCACACGCATCATTAAATTCGGTTGCTATTTGTCCACCGAGTTTTGCACCTTGGTCAGCACCGCCTAGTGCTAGTAAACCGCCCAAGACAGGTCCTATGAATGGTATACCGACGACTGCAGGAGATGCAGCAGCACCCATACTAGCACCGACCACTCTTCCTGTCGATGCTCCACCACCTTCCGCCTTTATACACGCTACATTTACTGCTTGGGCTGCTGTCTTTCCCACAGCACCTACACCTGTATGTGTAGCACCATCCATAGTATATTCTTCTGCTACTGCTTCATCATATTTTTTAAATAGACCCTTCTGTTTTACAGTAGTAGTCTTATACATGGTTTTAGGGTCGTTAGCTTGGTAACTCATCTTATAACTACCATCCTTCCCTGCTGATATAGCAAAAGAAGTATAAGGTCCTACAGGTGGTATCCCAGGTCCTTGATTTCTAGTCGCAATCATACCTATCATCCCCAGATGGGAGACACCTACGAGAGCACCTAGACTAATACCAAACCACTTATTCATTTTAGAAACCTAATGGTTTAATAGGTAATGCAGGTCCTGTTGCATCAGGTAAAGACTTCATGATACCTCCACCGATATCAGGCATAACTGCTTCCATTACCTTACTCTTGATGCCATCGACAATAGCATCCTTTCTGATGAATACATATCCACCAATACCAACTACTCCTAGTGCTACTACACCTGAGAAGATGGCAATTCCGTTTACAATTTTCTGCATGATTTTACTTTGAATCAGGTACGATTTTTACTGGTCCTTGCTCTATCCTAATGGTCTGAGCAGGAGCAGTCTCTGATGCCTTAGCAATAAGAAACTCCATATCTTTTTTAGATATGTTTGCACTTCCATCAGCACCATTCTTCTTCTTACCTCCTGCGGAGACACCGAAGGTAGCTACGACTCCTGTGAAGACCGAAGCTATGAAAGTTGGATCCATGTCCTGCTTAGGAATTTTTAATGCAGGAGGTAAATCAACATACGCTAATGTCAATATACCACCAGACCAAACCAAAATTCCAAGACGTACAAATGTACTCAGGATAGCAAGTTGCTCCTCCTTATCCTCTGCTGCTTCTTTAATTTTTCCGATAATACCTTTTGGTTTATCGTCTTTCTTTGTTGATGATGTCATTCTGATTCACCCTGAGTTTTCTTTTTTCCAATATTATATTTGGATTCTAAAGTCCACTCCCCTTTGTCCTTAAAAGATAAAACTTTTATCTGATTTAAAGGTGCGAGGTCTTCAGTACCTTCACCAGAAATTTCTACGAGTCCCCAGTCAGATAATAGTTTTGCTATTCGATTACGACGTTGCACATCATTGGGTGTGATGTTAGTCGGTTTACCATCTAATGCAAATAGTTCTTTGAAGTGGACAATGTAGTATTTTCCACGCTTGTGTAGGATATGACAAGACTGATAGAGCTTATGCTCTTTCCTAGATGCAACACCAACTCTCGTTAATGTCTCACGTACTTTCAAAAAGTCATCTGGCTCTTTGAGAGTAACCTCTAGCATCATATCTTGAGACCATTTAATCTCTTCACTCACTTTGTTCCTCCTCGATTTAATTTCGATTTTAGAATCTCAATTTGCTCCTGAGTTAATATCCTGAGTGCTGCTCTTGCATTCTCAGTGTTATATCCATAGTAAGTTTTCACTAAGTCTAGGTCACTGTCTCTAGTCTTTTTATCCCAAGGAGAAAATCTTTTCGATTTCCTAACACTATGTATAAAAAAGGAGTATTGCATATCATTCCTCAAATGAGGACTAATATTCATCTCATTTGCCTGCAATACAGTGTCGATATGTTGTCCCATACACTTGTTAATAACAAAGGCAGGATACTTTTTCATTGCTCTCTCATCGAGAGTCATGTCAGTAGTCTTTAGATTTATACTATTCAAATAATCCTTTAAAGGATACTCATAATCAGGCATTTATTAGTGATTCTAATGGTGTGGGTGGGTTTATATCGTAGTTAGCAACTAACAACTCTTTCTTTAGATGGTTGTTTGCTCTGTGCTTCATACCATATGTAATTTGAAACTCTTCTTGATAGAAAGTCTTATACTTTTCCTTAAGATAATCATCATTATTATAGGTTACCATCCAATCAAACGGACACTCAGCACAGTCATCAACAAATTTGTTATGGTCAAATGATTTGTGCAGTTTTGCATCTGTGCCATACAAATAACTACTAATCATATAGGGTGGGTCTAAAAATATAAAACAATTTCTTGGCTCTGACATCTCATCCATCATCACCTCAGTATAATCTAGGTTAGTGATGTGCCAATGCTGTATAATCTTAGATATTTCCTTTAAATACCCTGCACCACGAGTAGTAAAGTTTTGTCTGGATGCAGTAGCAGAGAAGGAAGAGTTTTCTGTCAGTCCACTATAACTACACTTGTTTAATACCCAGAATAATACTGCCTGACGGAAGGAATCTGCACCTTTTATCTCATCTTTAGCAGTCTTAAATAATTCTTTTGCTTTGTCTTCGCTACTATGATTTACTTTTATATCAACTAGAGTATCAGATAACTCTGCACCATTCTTTTGTAGATTTACCCAAAAATTATAGAGATATTCATACTTATCATTCACCCATACAGGGATGTCAGGATACAACTGTGAGAAGTGTAACGCAACTGACCCACCACCTACAAATGGCTCTCTAAATTCACCAATATTCTTAGGAAATTTAGTGATTAGACGTTTAGCAACCCTAGATTTACCACCTGGGTAGCGTAGTGGTGTCTTCAAATACTTCATAATTTAACGTGTAGTTGTGGCATGTCCCAAGGTCCTTGATTTACAGCACCATTAGGGAATGCATTAAAAGAAATTGTCCATCTATCATAGTCTTCCATCTGTCTACCAGAATAGTGTTTCAACCATGATGGGAAGAGTATCAGTTTGCCTGCTTCGGCATCAACTTTCTCATTGATACCCCAATCAGACTCCATTTTATCATGATACCACACATCTAACGTATCGTAAACCCTAGGTGTGCATGGGTCATCAAAGAATGTAGGAGCACCATCAGTAAGATAGTAAACTGCACTCAGATATGACATAGGATGTCGGTGTAATGGGTGTCCAAACCCACTGCCTGCAGGAGCATGGTTAGCCCAACCAAGAGTAATCTTTAAATCCTCACAATATAATTTGTAGTGGACTCTATACTCTTGTAAACACTGCTCAAAGAATCCAAATAACTCATCTACATACTCATTCTCACATTCATGTAAGTCAGGTCGTGTAGTGATAACTCCCTCAGGAATATTGGATTGCATAGAAGGATATGTCTTGAGAAACTCAATGACTTTATCAGTATTATGAGTGATATCTGCATGATATTCTCGTAATACTACTGGAAATAAATGGACTTCCTTACCCTGCATAATCAGATAAATTTAACGGACCTAGTTGAGACCAACCGCTAGTCACATCCACTGTAACCATAGGTTGCTCCCACCCACCTGAGTTTATATTACCCTGTGGGAATGTATTAAAGGCAATAGAATACCTATCTTCATTTCCAAGATTTTCTACACTCGCATGTATCAACCATGAAGGAAATATAAAGCAGCCACCCGCTCCAGTGTGGATGAATTGACGGTTGTCTTGGATAGGTCCTCCATCCAAATGAAACTGTTGCCACTCTCTTAATTGAATAGGGTCTAAAAACACTGTTGGAGGACCCTCTGTGAGGTAGAATATACCGCTTAAATAGGACATTGGATGCCTATGTGCAGCATGATGCTCACCTTTTGTAGCATCACTTCTGTTAACCCAAGACTTATTTACGACTATACGGTCTGCCTGCCACCCATTATCTACATGTAGAGTGTCAATACACTGTTGAAACCAATCGTGCAGACCTCTAAACTGTGGGTTAGCGTGTATATCATTGCTAGTGCCTACACCCTCAGGTTCATTGTATCTACGGTAGTCTAGTTTCTTTACTTTTTCCAGTGTATCGTCTACTAGGGCATCAGATGCTTGAAAATTAAAACATCTAACAGGAAATAAAGGTATGTTGTCGTATCTCTGTCTCATTATCCACCCGCCATGTCATCATACTCAATGTCTTCTGCATCTTTTATAGCACGCATTGATTGGTCAAGAGATAACTCCATATTCATTAACCCTTTCACCTCAGAAGGAGTTTGTGAAAACTCAGGAGCAAATTGTTTCTTCTCTTCCTCATCCCATGCCTCTTTTATCTCCTTTATCTGAGCATCTACACTCTTCATTTCATTTTTAATTTTGGTATTCAACCATATAGTTTTCAACCACTCAATAAATCCGAATGCAAGGTGCTGTAGATAAGGATTTTTAAATTTCTTCTTGACATATCTCCTTGCTTTTCTATGCCATGGGTCTACACCTTTACCAAATGATTTTTCAAACTCTATTTTCATAATACCTCCATGTTTAAGATACCTTGATTGATTTCACCTACAGGCATGGAATTAAAACTTACACTATACCTATCATCGTATGCTTGTTGAGTGCTATGTACAAACCAACTAGGAAATATTACTAATTTATTTGGCATTGCCTCTACCTTCTCCATGATAGGAGTGTTTTGCTCTATACCTGACATACTTATCTTCGGTCTCCTAAAAATTTCCATCTGTCCAAATGCTCTTTCTTTTATTGGGTCAAAAAACATTAGTGGTGACCCTTCATTTAAGAATAAGTTACCACTATAGTATGAATTTGCATGTCTGTGTGGCTCTTGTGCCACTCCCTCTTCATATTTGTTAGCCCACATAGATGTGACTCTAAATCCCTTACAATCATAGTTGAAATGACTATGAATCTCTCCTAAACATGTGTTAAAGAAATCTACAACTCCTTCCCACTCTTCTAGATGATGTAAATTTAACTCAGTATTCTCTACCCAAGTATTAGGACGTCTTTCTAGATTAGATGAGTTGATAATGTCGATATAATCAACACCATCAGGGTCAAATCTAAATTCAAAAATCTCTACTGGATATAGTTGATGAGTCTTCATCCGTATAAGTGCACGTTGTAATGCTTTCGCGTGGGTTTATATTTATGCGTCTTCTTTCTAACTGTTATGTAAATTTTAAGTAGTTTTTCTGCTGTAATCATCTGAATTCACACCTCATCATTACCTCCGTAAGGAATGCAACCATGTTAATCTCTTGGTCAACAACGAATGCACTCTTGTATTGATATTCTGCAATAATCAACACTGCCTCAGGTATAGATTTACCCTCTAATGCAGTGTATAGATTATCATATATCTTTCTCATGATGTCAATAGGGTCATTGTCCATGTTTTGTGTGACCCACTTCTTCATGTTGGTAAACTCTTTCTTCTTTAGATAAGATGTAAGACTAGAAATCTGTATGTCGTTACTAGCACCGAGAATACCAGTATCGATTCTACCAGAAGAGGAGTATCTTTGTAATTCATTTAGTGTCCTCCTAAAATCAGGATAATATTTTTGGACTACAGCAGCAACAACTTTCTCTTCATACTTTACATTTTCAGTGTCAAGTATATTTTTGATACGAGTGAAGAATGCTCTTGCAATCTGTGGTTTTTCTTGCGATGGTGTATTGAAATCAATAACCGAGCACCTACTATGTAGAGGTGCAATGATTTTATTCTTATAATTACATGTTAAAATAAATCTACAATTCTTTTGAAACTCTTCCACTAAAGCACGAAGCAATAACTGCACATCAGGTGTAGTATTATCTGCCTCGTCTATAAGAATTACTTTATGCTTTGCTTTTGATGTGAGAGATACAGTAGATGCATATACCTTACAGGTATTACGGACTGTCTCTAAAAATCTACCCTCATCTGACCCATTAATAACAAGTATGTCAGTCTCTAGTTGACTACACAATGCTTTTGCTACTGTTGTCTTTCCTACCCCTGCACCTCCACTCAGTAGTAAGTTAGGAATCTCTCCTTGTTTAAGGAATCCTTCAAATACTTTCTTAGTGGAGTCAGGTAAGATACATTCTTCAATAGTCTTTGGGCGATACTGCTCTACCCAAAGGAATAATTTATCTGACATCAAGGCTCAAGAGCAATAAAGTAGTTAAGTGCTGAGAAATTCAGAGAATTAAAGTTTGCAATATTCTTTTTACTGATACAAACATGGTAACTACCTTCGATTAACTTAAGGTTTTCTACCTTAAAACAATAACAGAAGTTACGACGTGCTTCATCTGCTTGGCCTGGATTCTCAAAGGTAACTTTACGTAATGGTAAAGAGAATACATTAGATGTATCATTCTTTTTATCTTTAACACAGACACTATACTCACCTTCATAACCATACACACATAAATCTTCAACACCATAAACTCTTGCTGCTTGCATTAGTTGTGTGATGTCTGCCTGTGGTAGGTCAAAGTGAATCTCTTTGTCAGGTAAGTCAGGATTAAACTCAGGGACTTGTGGAATGATATCAGGGTCACTATAATAGTAAGTTGTCTTACCTTTTGTATTCTCATCATAGATAACTACCTTCTTATCATCAGGGAAGAATAGAGTTGGAGATTCAAATAATGAGAGTGCTCCTAGAAACAGAGGCAAGTCATAGATTGCCATGTCTGTAGGGATGTATTCTTTGATATCAGTGAAAGAAATAATATTCTTGTTAACTGAGATGGTGTCAATAAAGTTTCCAGTCTTAATAAGAATAGACTTATTAATCTGTGAGAAATTCTTTAGAAAGTTGACTGTCTGTTTACTGAGTTTTACGGTCTTAGGTGCTTCTTGCATAATAAATTAATAGTCTTGTGCTGCCCAATCTGCATCAGATTGTGCTGTTGCTCTTTTGGTGTGGAAGTGCATGAGTAATATCCCATAGTGTAGCACCTTTAGAAGGTCTTGTCTAGCACTTCCTTTTTTATCGTAACGTGAAGCATACTTTAGGATGTTACTTCTACAGAATGCTTCAGCATCACCACATGCTTCAATTAAATCAAGTGTCTGGATACTATCATCACCTGATGAGTAGTGTAATCCATACGTCGAGGAGACATATGCTGTTAACTCCTCGATGAATTTTTCTTCTCTATACTTCATAATATCAGTCTGCTAAGATATTGTCAAGGTCTACGTCAGCATCTATCTTATCATACAATTCTAGGAATGATGATTTTGTTTCATCATCGAAACGATTAAGACATACTTTGATTGCCTTCAAACGATTCTTCCAGATACCAAATGCACGAATGATGTGGACTAGACGACGTGTAGATATGATTTCATCAACACCACCATCGTTGAATGTCTTACGAATCATGTCTGCCCATGCAACAAGATTCTTAGTAAACTCATCGTCACAGCAATTCAACTCTGTGCAATAGTTTGTAAGCATCTTTATTTCAGTTTTAGGTGAGGGGTATTCTTGCTCGAAGGTAACAGGGAATCTCTCAAGGAAGGCTTCGTTGAGCACGTTAGTTCCAATAAATCGTCCATCGTCTGAACCTTTACCCTTAGTATTTGCGGTGGCAAATACGTTGAATCCTGCATTTGGTCTAACGAATCTTCCAATCTTTTTAAGGAAAACACCATTTCCCTCAAGGATGCTCTGAAGGCAGAGGATTTTGTTAGAGGCAAGGTCGATTTCGTCAAGGAGCAATACTGCACCTCGCTCGAGGGCTTCAATGACTGGGCCATTGTGCCATACGGTTTCACCATTAACAAGGCGGAAACCACCAATAAGGTCATCTTCATCAGTTTCAACTGTAATGTTTACACGAATCAACTCACGACCTAGAGCAGCACATGCTTGCTCAACACCGAAAGTTTTACCATTACCACTCATACCAGTAATGAATGATGGATAGAATATTTTAGATTGAATTATCTTTTTGACGTCAGCGTAGTTACCGAAAGGCACATAGTTAACATCTTTAGTTGGCACTAGAGATTCTTTTGTCACTGGTGTTGCTGTCTTCTCGAGTTGTTGTCGTACTTCCTGCACAGTAAGATTCCACTTACCAATACCAGTCTTGTATGATTTTAAACGCTTCTTCATGGTAGCATAAGAGCAACCGAAGTGGTCTGCTGCTTGAAGTAAGTGTTGTGTGTTGACTTGCTCTCCGTGTAGATTTACAAGAAAGTCTCTTGCGTCGTCGGTAGTCATTGCTATTGGCTCGAAAGGCATAATGTTTCTCTGTTGTCTATATGTTTATTATACAGCTTCTAGAGAGTTTGTGTAGTCCAACCATGACGGTTTCCTATCTGGCACACGCAGGTAGTTGTCCGTCACCCAAGGTTTACTGGAAACATATCTACGATATGCAGTGATGGTGTCAATGGTATCATCATACTTAAATTCATCAGGCATTGCACGTGCGAAGGGAGTATGTTTATCTGGACAACCGTATTGATATAATAATCCTGCAAACCTTATACTTCTTTCACATGAATGTGTTTTACCGTATCTATATGTATACTCTTCACACAAAGAAATTCCATGTTGAATTAACCACTGAATATTGTGGTCAGATTCTGCAACCCATTTTGTACATGGGTGATTGCGGAAAGCACCCTTCTCTGTTTTGTAAGGAGTGCCATCCGCTTTGAATACTTTACCTATGTTGTGATACCACTTGCTGTATACAATGCTGAGCATTTGACAACATTCGAGTGGCATTTTGACGATGTGTTTGTCAGGCAGTTGGAATGCTGCTTTGGCAGGGTCGTCGTCAACTGCAAATACATTCATGCAATTTGTTTAATGAATGAGGATAGGATAGATTTGTTGTTTGCTTTGATTTTGAGTGATTTTTGGAATGCTTTTTTGATAGCAGCATTTGTCGCATCTTCCTCAACCTCAAAGGCAGAGTCAACGTTGAGTGAAGCTAAAGCAATGAAGTAGTGCTCATCATATCCACTGACTGTGGCAGATAGAGTCCTGTTTTTTCTCCATACTTTCTTCATCTTCTCTAGTTTAGCACCATCAAATTCTTTTTGCAAGGAATAAAAAATATCTCTTGTAGTGCCAAGACGGAAACCTAAGAAGTTTACGTAAGGGTGAGCAGTTTTAAGGTAACGTAGCATTGCTTCAGTCAATTTGTATGCACCTTCGGTCTTGAATGTTTGTGCACTCTTACGATGACGTAATTGTGTGCTTGTCTCTATGCAAGTAACAGACCTATGCTTACCGTCTCTGTAATCTATGGTTGTCCATCTACGTGACCACTGTGCTTCACCGTCAGTTAGAAGTGCAACGTTTACTTTCTCAACACCATACTTTGATTTGAATTTAGGAATGTAGTTGTCTAATACACATAGTGTTTCGTTTAGAGGTGTGCCACCCATACCAAGTACTGAAGGCACTACACTTGTGTCAGGAATATTTGGTCTATCTAGATGTGCAAAACCACGATGGTAGTAACGATTAGCAGCATATACAGAAGCAATTCTATACAAATATAATGCAGACTTCTCGAATGACTCGTTGTTTTGACTGCTGTTGAATAGACCTTGAAGACACATTGTTGGTGCAACGTATACAGTATCATCTTTCTGTGTTTTTGCCCACTTATCTTCATCAAAGTTAGCAGGGAAGTGAGCACCATTCTCATTTGCAAAACAATGTGCAGAGAATGCTATGTTTGCTTTCCTGCAGAATAATGCAAGAGATAAAAGTTGTTTGTATGTGTCAAGAATACACTCATGCATTGACCCAGACCAATCAAGAATAAAAATCAAACCATGATTCTTACCATCTTTTGTGCGAGTAACTTTCTTGAAGATATCATCATTGTATTTGTATGAAAATAACTTCTTAGTATCTAATACACCAGTCTTAGAGATAGATGCACGTGCATATGCAGTTGCTGCTTTCTTCATCTCAAACTCTTTGTTGAGGTATGAAACTTCACGACCAATTTGTTTTTTGAATTCTTTGTAATCTGCATCAACTTGTGTCCAGTCTATTGCATTATAGAAAGTTTCATTTGGGTCATTGAATCTTGAGAGTCCCCAGTATGCATCACACTGCTGTTGCACAAACTCAGGTGTAGTCATGTGAAAATCTGAATCTACATTAGGTAACTCAACATACTTTGGTGAGTGGTAATCATTTAAAGCTGCTTTCTCTGCAAGTTTTTCTTCTAGGGACTGGTCTGTCTTAGCATACAATTCACCCGCTTCATAACCACCTTGAGGAATGTTTGTTTCTACCTCAGTGATTTGTTGTCCTTCTTCACCTTCTTCTTGGTCAGCATCACCTTTAGACTTTTCTTTAGATTCTATATCAAGTGTTTCACCTTCACCGTTAGCAGGAGCAGGAGAGTCAGAAGTCATACCTATATCTGTGTTACCTTCTTCTGGTGACTGCATTTCTTCAGCATCTTGCTTTCTTTTTTCGTATAAGTATATATCCTTAGCACATTGTATTGCCTCATCAAATGTTTCTGCACGTCCTGTAGCGTCTCTTAGGGGTATCTCAGCGTCATCAAATGGTAACATTGCAAAACTACCTATCTTATAGTATAGATTGATTCTATCGATAAGGTGTAGTTGACTTACATCTTCATCAGCAATACCGAAGAAGTCATCTTCATTTAATTCTTGATAACCTTTATAAAAATCTTTGTTAACACCTGGGAATTTACGCTTCATTAACTTCTCAATACGTGCATCCTCTGTCACATTGAGGAATGACTTAGGCACATCTTGTAAAACCTCTGACCAGTCATCGTTAGGAGTAAACAATGCATGTCCTACCTCATGCTCAACAAGCATGTCATAAACTCTATCAGATACTTCCCAGATAGGAAGAGTCAAGATTCTTTTGTCAGTGTCGAAAGATGCAGTCTGACAAATTTTGTGCTCTACTGTAAGGTTTTCTGTTGCTAGTAGTCTAGCGAGGTTACCTTTGACTTCTTGTGTTGACATATGATTCCTTGTTGTATACACATAGTATAATACCCCTTCCGTTTGGATGGGGTATTGAGTAGACACTTTATAAACTGGTTGCGACGCTTCCTTGCTTGACGCAATGCTTGTGGTTTAAGATGACGCTTCTTTTCTTTTTTAGAGTGGTGTTGCCAGTTAGG